TTTTTTTTCGGCGATGATGGTTTTTAAAACCGTTAATTCGATGAAAGGATAGAAAATGCCTGCATTTTTAGCTGGTTTATTCCGCGTTCTGATGTCTTATTTAGGCAGGCTTCTTGT